TTTTTTTTGGAATTGAACGCCTTGTGGCGCGCGCAGCTTATTGTCCGGTTTGCGACTGGGTTCCATACCCCGAGATCATAGCCGTAAGGCGACCTCACCGATTGGTGAAGTCAGCCCTAGTCATAATCCATACGCATGTTCTCAATACGGGGGTCCTCCAACATGATTGGATCAGCGCTCAACACGGTGGCGGCAAATAATTCGCGGATGTCTTCGATATCCAGCCTGTAGACTTTGTCAAGCCAACAGCCAAATTCGTAGTCATCAACGAGGTTCGGTGCTTCCATCGTGCGGCGTTTGATCTCCTCAGTGGTATATCCCATACTTCGTGCTTGCCATCCAAGATCCGAAACGTCCACATCTGCCTTGTCGTCTTCCATTTCAAAACGCTCCAAGAACATATCGCGCAAGAGATGCACGTTTTGACAGGAGAAAGCGTAAGATAACGCCTTCGCTGCCATACATGCTGAATCACTCAAGCGCGGGTTCTTGTTAACACGCGTATTGAAACGTACTAACATTTTCCCAAGCAGTGGGACCATAAACGGTGTCTCGACTTCAGCGAAAATACGTCGAGATAAGATAGTCGCGCAGCCATCCAACTCCGGGGCCTTAGCTTTCAGGACCATTTTAAAGTCAGCCACGAGTGCGACCCATTCCTTCAAATTGACGCGCTTGTTGAGCGCAGCCAGCCCGTCATCACCAAGAATTAGTATCTTTCCTTTGAGCCGCTGGGTGCGGGCCAAGCAAAGAAACATCAACCAGTTGTACCCGCTGTTGCGGAAGGTTGTGTTGGTGGTGCCGGTGGCTAATTGATAGAGTAGGTGCACCCGCAGCCCGAATTCGTAGTTCGTCAGGGTGTATGTCTCGAGGTCCAACATCAGTTGCCTGTACCATGCGGGGAAACCCAGCAGCTCGAAGAGCCCATCAATGAGGACAGCAACAGACTTCCGTTGTTCACGGTCGTTCCTGCTGAAGTCGCCCTCAACGATGTTTTTGTAACGCTCATCGATGATGAACGCTGCTGTTTCCTTGTCGTCGCATTTATAGCACAACTTGGCTGTGATGTTCTCTGGACTGAACTGTTTCCCTGTTTTGACGTCGACATGCGCCAGGAGCTCTTGGAGCCGCTCCATTGCGACCATCTGTGCCGGCCCGGTCACTGCATTGAACGCGTCGCTGCCGGCGTAGATTATGCGGCCGGCGGCGGTGTTGTCCTTGCGTTTCCCTACGAGCGTCTCTATCTTCACGCTGCCTGACTTGGCACGGAGCTCTTTAAGGGTGTGGTCGGGGACGGCTAGCCATGCCTCCCTCATGCGTTCCCGCTTGGATGAGTCGAACTTGGCCAACCACCTCTCGCGGTCGGCGTCGTTCTCCTCCCACTGGTGCGCGGAAAAGAGGTGGGGCATGTTGGCTGTGATCTCTTTGGCGAGAGCTAGCATGTCGGGGGAAATGTCATCGGAACTTCCTTCTTGAACAAAGTTTGACCGTTTGTTGACGGCGGCAAAGTACGAAGAGGCGTCGTTACTGGTGACGATCGGAACGCTGTCGGTCTCGTTGAGGTGGGTGCCTGCGTGGAGGGGCCCCAATTGGTTGATCGGATTGGTGATCCGTTCATCCTCAACTTCGTCGCGTTCCATAACGTCAGCTCGCACTCTCCATACAATATCACGCGTTTGGGTCTGCGTGAGCCTCTGGTCTAACTCGAAAACGTTTACTGGGTCTGAAAACGGGGTGCTTCGGTTGATCCGGGGTTGGGTTGTTGCGGCGCGCGCCACCAGGTTCTTCGCGTTGCGGTTAGCAACACTATGAGCCTGGTGGCGGCTTGACATCGTG